ACTCAACAATATTTCAAAGAAATTGTCAATCACGACATTCGTAAACAGATTCAATTGGAAAATATGAATCAAATGGACGATGATACTTTGCCGGCACCCATCATAGAAGATGGTTTAGAACATGATTTTGAGATGGTAGGTGGTGACATGTGGGAAGTTGCTGATGGTAGGGAAACATATTCCGAATATTTCAAAGATTTCCACCGAAGAATGTAAAACCGATGTTTCATAAATATCACTATGGTATCTTACCAATAGAACACATAATAATTCAAGGAGAATAAAATGGCGTTTCAAATCTCTCCAGGCGTAAATGTTTCTGAAGTAGACTTAACTACAGTCGTACCTTCAGTTCTAACTACAGCCGGTGCTTTTGCTGGAACATTCCCATGGGGTCCAGCCAATCAACCAGTATCAATAGACAGTGAAATTAATTTAGTTAGAAATTTTGCTCCAGTAGGTCCTGATTCTGATTCAGCAGTATCTTTTTTTACTGCTGCAAACTTTTTGGCCTATGGTAATAACTTACAAATAGTTCGTGCTGTTGCTGCAACATCAAACAATGCATCTTCATCTGCAAATGTACAAATCTTAAATACATCTTCTTTTGAAGCATCTTTGTTAAATCAGAATAATTCTGATACTTACGGTCCTTTTATTGCAAGATATCCAGGTACTTTAGGTAACAGTATCAGAGTAGAAGTTTTTGATTCTGCAAATTCCACATTGTACAGTGCATGGACATACAAAAATTATTTTCAATCTACACCATCAACATCTGCATACACATCTGGACTTAACGGTGCCAATGATGAAATTCACATTATTGTTATAGATGTAAATGGTAAATTTACAGGTGTTGCAAACACAGTACTTGAAACATTTGGATTTGTTTCAAAGGCCTACGATGCGACATTGAATGGTTCAACAAATTACTACAAACAAGTGTTATTTGACCAATCAAAATATGTTTATGCAACAGACCCAGTTGACTATTCAAATACTTCAACTACATGGGGACAAACTGCTTCAGGTACAAATTTTGCAAGAATCAGCACAGCCACTTATCCAAATGGATTTATTACAAAATCATTGACAAAAGGTACTGATGTTGCACCAACAACTGGTAATATACAATCTGGATATGACCAGTTCAAAAATAAAGATTCAATTGATATTTCTTTGGTACTAACAGGTGATTCAAGTACAACTGTACAAAACTATGTTATTAGTAATATTGCTAATCCAGACCCATTGACAGATGCACGTAGAGACTGTGTGGTATTTGTATCACCTCCATCTTCAGCTGTTGTCAATAAATCAGGACAAGAAACCACATTAATTACTGCATGGTCATCATCATTGACACAATCATCTTATGTGTTTGCAGATTCTGGATGGAAATATCAGTATGACAAATACAACAATGTATATCGTTGGATTCCATTGAATGGTGACATTGCTGGTCTATGTGTTTCTACAGATACCGCAAGAGACCCATGGTACTCACCAGCTGGTTTCAATCGTGGCGCAATTAAAAATGCAATTAAATTGGCATGGAATCCAAGCAAATCAGATAGAGATACAATCTATTCTGCTGGTGTAAACCCAGTTGTATCATTCCCTGGTCAAGGTATTGTTCTGTACGGAGATAAAACTCTACAAAGCAAACCATCAGCTTTTGACCGTATCAATGTACGTAGATTGTTTATTACATTAGAAAAATCAATTTCTACTGCTGCAAAATATTCACTGTTTGAATTGAATGATGAGTTTACTAGAGCACAATTTGTTTCTTTGGTAACACCATTCTTGCGTGATGTTCAAGGTCGCCGTGGTATCACAGACTTTAAAGTGGTTTGTGACTCTACAAACAACACTCCACAAGTTATTGATGGTAACCGTTTTGTTGGTGACATTTACATTAAACCTGCTCGTTCAATCAATTACATCCAATTGAACTTTGTTGCTGTTGCAACTGGCGTTGATTTCACAACAATCGTTGGCTCAGCTTAATAAATAAAACGAAATAGGAGAAAACAATGGCATTTAATGTAGCAGAATTTAGAGCAAATATGGTTGGAGACGGTGCCCGTCCTAACCTGTTCTCTGTCTCTTTAGTATTTCCAATCATTGCAACTAACGGTTCTTTAGCTAGTTCCAAAACAACTTTCATGGCCAAATCTTCACAGTTACCAGGTTCTTCAATTGGTACTGTGCCGGTTAATTACTTTGGCCGTGAATTGAAGTTTGCTGGTAACAGAACTTTTGCAGATTGGTCATTAACAATCATCAATGATGAAGATTTCACTATTAGAAATTCTTTAGAATCATGGATGAACGCAGTTAATAGTAACACCAGCAACGTCCGTTCAGCAGCTGCTGTTAGACCATCATCATATACAACTGATGCGGTCGTAACACAATATGGTAAAACTGGTGATATTCTTAAAACTTATCAATTTGTTGGTTTGTTCCCTGTTGATTTGGCACCAATTGAATTAGATTGGGGTTCAAATGATACTATGGAAGAGTTCCAAGTAACTTTTGCTTATCAATACTGGGAAGCAAATACAACTTCTTGATTTTTATACGGAGGGCCTAGTGCCCTCCATTATGTTTCTTTGACTTTGGAATTAATAAAAAAATATGGCACAAAATACAAATAAGTTTTCGCTGTTCGGGTTTACAATATCCCGTGCTGAAACTGAGCAGGAGAAATCCACTCAGCAATCATTCACGCCTCCAGCCGCCGAAGATGGCGCATTAACAATAACATCAGCTGCATACTATGGTACGTATGTTGACTTAGATGGTACCGCAAAGAATGAGGTAGAACTCATTTCTCGATACCGTGAAATGGCCATGCAACCAGAAATTGAATCAGCAATTGATGATATTGTTAATGAAGCTATTGTGCAAGACGATGATGGCAACACCACTCAGATTGTTTTAGATGATTTAAAGCAACCAGAAAAAATCAAGAAGGCCATCAAAGAGGAATTTCAAACCATTTTGCGACTGTTGAATTATAAAAAGATGGCGCAAGATGTTTTTCGTAGGTACTATGTTGATGGTAGATTGTATTACCATGTAATCATTGACAAAGATGATCCTACAGCCGGTATTAAAGAATTAAGATATATTGATCCACGTAAGATTCGTAAAGTACGTGAGATGAAAAAGACCAAAGATGAACGTACTGGTGTAGAATTGATGAAAACTGTCAATGAATATTACATCTACAACGACAAGGTAGTATCAGGTTCGTCTACCAACTATGGTCCAGTAGGCACAAGAATTACTGTTGACTCTATTGTGTCAATTGTGTCAGGTCTTATGGATTCACGCCGTGCAGTGGTACTATCATACTTACACAAGGCCATCAAGCCATTGAATCAGTTACGTATGATTGAAGATGCAACAGTCATTTACCGTATCTCAAGAGCACCAGAACGTAGAATCTTTTACATTGACGTTGGTAACCTACCAAAATTAAAAGCAGAACAATATTTACGTGATATTATGGTCAAGTATAAAAACAAACTTGTCTATGATGCAAACACTGGTGAAGTACGTGATGACCGTAAATTTTTGTCCATGATGGAAGACTTCTGGTTACCACGTAGAGAAGGTGGAAAAGGCACAGAGATTACTACACTACCAGGTGGCCAAAACCTTGGTGAGTTGGAAGATGTTAAGTACTTTCAGAAAAAATTGTATGGTGCATTGAGTGTGCCAGTATCAAGATTAGAATCAGGTCAAGCATTTACATTAGGTCGTTCATCTGAAATTACCAGAGATGAATTGAAGTTTGCTAAGTTTGTTGACAGACTGCGTAATAAATTTTCAGAATTATTTGACCAAGCTTTGCGTATACAATGTATCTTTAAAGGTATTTGTACCGCAGAAGAATGGGATTCTTTTAAAGAAAATATTCATTATGATTTTATTAAAGATAATAATTTCTCAGAACTTAAAGAAGCTGAGTTAATGACTAATCGTTTATCTTTGTTAGCTTCAGTGGATCCATATACAGGTCGTTATTTCTCACAACAATGGATTCAACAGAATGTGTTGCGTTTGACTGATGATGAAATTAAAGAAATGCAAACACAAATTGATAAAGAAAAAGAAGAAGGTTTTGGATTACCAGTTGGTGTTACAAACGATATTGCTTCTCAACAAATGGCTGCATCAGTACAAACAGATGCACAGGCACAACAACAACAAAATCAATTAAATATTGACCAAGCTAATGCTGAACATCAACATGAACTTGATATGAAGGCAGCCAAAGCGGCACCTAAAAAAGAAGAAACATTTACCAAATTGAAACGTATATTATAAATAGTTTATTAGGAGAAAAATTATGGAAAAAGCAAGAGCAATTATAGATTATGCCGCACAAGACAACGCTACAGGTATGCGTGATGCTATGTATGCATCTCTACAAGATAGAGTGATGGCTCATATTGAAGCAAAGAAACAAGAAGTTGCTTTGAATTTGATTTCTAATCCTGAGAATCCAAAAGAAGCAGAAGTCGAAGATGAAGCAATAACACACTAAAGGTAAAAAATGCCAAATTTTTATACAAACCAAGTATTAAAAGATACCACAGAACATACTGTTATTAAATTGACAGCCAGATTTGATGGTACAGGTCAAGAAGCCAACACAATCCGTATTCAAGCAAATACTTTATACGGAGCTTTAGATAAATCTAAAGCAAATTTACTTGTTTCAACCGCTAACACAGGACCATTACCATATTACGGACTTTCAGTTTATCGTATGTGGTATGATTGTTCAACAACAGGTGATGTTGAAATGTATTGGACAGCACCTGCAGCTGCAGGCAACGGTACTATATTTTTCTTAAATGGTAACGGAGAATATGATGGTGCTGGAAACTGGGTTACTATTGGAAATCCAACATCAACTGTAGCCGGTTCAAATGGTGACATTGGTATTACAACCCGTGGTATGGTTGCAAATGATTCATACACAATTGTACTTGAGTTGCGTAAAGACAATGCACATTATCAACGTGGTCAATTAAACGATCCTGCTGCATTTAATTATTTTCCTTATAACATAAGACCATAAGGCAACAATAATGAAACTTATTAAAGAAATTACAGAATCTGTACAATACATTACAGAAGAAAAAGATGGTAAAAAGACCCTTTACATTGAGGGTCCTTTTCTTGTTGCTGAAGCTGTAAACAAAAACAAACGCATGTATAAAGAAGAAACAATGCGTAATGAAGTTAAACGTTACAGTGAAGAATACATTAATAAAAATCGTGCCTTTGGTGAACTGGGACATCCGGACACCCCATCTATTAACCTTGACCGTGTATCACATTTGATTGTTGGATTGCGCCAAGAGGGAAATGCTTGGATAGGCAAAGCAAAAATTCTTGAAACGCCAATGGGTAACATTGCAAGAAACCTTATTGAAGGCGGCGCACAATTAGGTGTATCGTCTAGAGGTATGGGTTCTTTAAAAATGGAAAACGGTATTAACGTTGTTCAAGGAGATTTCCATCTGGCCACAGCGGCAGATATTGTAGCAGACCCTTCCGCACCTGGTGCTTTTGTACAAGGTATCATGGAAGGCAAAGAATGG